TTTGACTTTGGTTTCCCATTTGGTGAAAAGTCTGTTAATCTTTGCTTTTTGGTTATGACTATCAATATAAATCTCTTGAAGTAGTTCATTAACACTGTCTTCTGTAAATTCTAATCTTTTTCTTTTTGGTCTTGCCATGATAATAATTTTAGTACATATAAATACAGGTTAATTGATTTTATTCATATATATTTCATGAGATTCTTCGAAACGAACAATTTTCTTTTGACGAGCATATTTTAGTTTATAATCTGCAAACCAAGACCTGATTAATATGATACAATATGCCTTTCCGCTTGCTTTTTTTCCACTTGGTAAAACCGCATCAGGATTAAATTTATTGATGTGCAACACCAAAAAACTCAGGATGTCGAGTTTTATGTCATTATCGACAATAGGAATGCTATATCGTTCGAGAAGCGAATCAATAAGTTTCCTAAATGGTATGAAAAGATGGTCATTAAATATTTTATGCTTTTCAACCGTGTCTTCAGATTTAACGTATTTAGCCAGTGCTTCTTCAACTTTTTGTGTCCAAATTTCTTTCATTAGTCTTCCATGTAATCAATTTTTTCCATGAAATAGATTTCCTTGAATGGTTTAATTCCGATTCGAATTTCCTTGGTGCTGAGTCCAGTTTGTTCCTTTAAATATAATAAAATCTTGTTTTTAGCGAATTTATTGGTAACTCGTTTCTCATATCTGCCTTCAGGACTGTCTTCCATGAACAAAACATGCCAGTTCTTTAACACATTAACAATTGCGTCTCCAACAAGTATTTCGTTTTTCTTAATTGTTGGGTCGTTATCGATTCTGTCTTCAATTTTTTCCACCACACTATTAATCAGTTTTTCGAGTTGTTGCTGATTTTTCATTTCCATCTCATAAGTGTATTCAAGATTTTCATTGATTTCATCGGCATAATCATCGAAACTCAAATTAGTTTTCTTTTCAGTGTAGCTTTTCTTACTGTGGTCTTTATAATAATTCCTAATAATCGTCTGGCAATAACTAAATGCCTTGGTTTTTGCTCCTGATTTAGTTACCTTATCGGGATTAAACTTGACCATGTGCTCAATCAAGTGAGTAAGGGCGTTCGATTCAACCTCATCCATATCGTAATTACCAATATGGATAGGGTATCGTCTCAATATTGACTGAATCATCTTTCGAAATGGTTCAATCAATATTTCATTATAGATTCTATTTTTTTCTTCCAGCGAATCAGAATTAATATAATCTATAACTGCTTGTTCTTCTCGTTCCGCAAAATAATGCGTGGGATTCTCGACTTTCTTCATTAATCATTAGTCAAGAATAAAGTTATTGTGCTACTATTTTTTGAAGTCGTGTTAAATCAATTGGTCTGTCATTCATGAAATTAGATTCCTTTGTCGCTGTTTCAAACCAGAATTTCCTTTCATCAACAGGCATGTTCTTCATATAGCCATCAAATAAACTTCCTTCACGTGTAGCAAGATGTTTGTAACCGATTTTCGGCATACTCATGATTTTGCTGGCATTATTTAATGCTCTGAGCAAGAATTCATACATGAAAGTCAATTTAATGTTGGATTTGTAGCCACCGAGATTCTTAAATTCTTCGGTTTTGATTACTGCACCACTTAATTTGAAATCCGTGTATTGCTTCAAGGCGTTGATATTCAGATAACCCATTTCACCGTTCTCACCAACAAATTGTTGTGCCCATACGGTTTCATTGGTTAATTTAATGCCTTGGTTTTGCTCATTGACTTCAATCATCATGGTCAAGAGAATATCGACTTCGGGATACGCTTGTATATATTCCGTTGCTCTTTTGAAAAATGTTCCAGCATATTCGTCATCGAATTCAAGTACCGAGAAATAATCGGTGGTTACTGCTTTCACACCAACGTTCACTTGAGATTGATAATCGGTTTTATCGTTATTTCTAACAATCGTGAAATTTTGTTCTGTTACACCGCTTGAACTATATTTACGAATCATTGAATCTCTTAAACCGATAAGTGCTTCATCAAGTTCGGGAGGACACACAAACAATATTTGCGGAATCTCAACTTCTTCTTGCTTGATAACACTTTCAACTGCTTTGGTAACCAATCCAGATAAATCATCGTTATATTCGTGAATTGGTACAATTACTGATATATTCATTTTATATTCTTTTTATTTTAAAATTATTTATTCCGCAGGTTGTGCCGTTGTTTCTTCCGCAGGTCTAAGTGCGCCTTCAAGAAGTGCAATTCTTTTATTTACGAGTTCACCATAAATTTCCACCAATCTGGCTTCGGCATCGGTTTGATTGTATTTCGATGCAACGGCTTCCATTGTTTCATATAATTCAGGTGTAATTGCGTCATCGAGGAATTTAACCAGTACCTCACCAACCAATAGTGGTAGGTCATAATAGTTTTCAGTCCAGACACCAGCACCTTCAACTGCTTTTACAGCATTTCCTTCTTCATCTCTTTCAATCATGTATTCTGGCATGATGTCGGGTTTCAAACAAATTGGAATCGTACCTGATTTCATGCATTCAAGAGGAAATGTTCCGAAACTCGCAATCCTGTCAATCCACAGTGCAGCGAAATTACCTTGTAATCTCTTGGCGAAATCCACTCTTCTCAGTGGTTGTGGTGGTTTACTCCTTGTGACCATAGGGTCGAAGGTTACCCAATTATATTGAGGATATTTGCTAAAGAATAGCTTTACGAATTTCGAGATTTCATTGGCGTTTCTCCCGATAACCGAAATCACGGGTTTCTGAGGTAATTTACTTTTCTCGAAATACTCAGGAATTCCGATATTATAAGTTTTAATATCGAATTTATTCTCACCATAGAAGGTTTCAAGCCATTCTTTAAGTGTTTGAGAAGTCGTGATAACATCGGTGATTCCGAAGGATGACCAATCAGTACCCGGTATCAACGAACTTGTCATGTAGTCAACCGATTGTAGTAATCCTACTCTCAGACACGGTAGATTTTTGGTTTGTTCCATTACGTTCGAATAGACTTCGGGAATAACCATGATGTCTTCAGGACCGACCTGAAGTTTTGGGTCTGACATTGACATGTGAGGATGGTCGGTGAGTTCCTTTTCAATCCAAGCAGGAACAACATAATCGCCTTTCTCAACCATAACAATAACTTCGTATCCCAGATTTTTCACAACACTTGCATGAAAATACATTTCATATATACTCGCAACAGGACTCTGTGATTCTGGAATTGCAAATAAGAACTTAGACTTCTTATTCACTAATTTATCGAGACTCGCTTTGATTTTCTCGATTTTTTCTTGTTCAGCCTGTTCTGCTGACACTTTCATTTCTTCACTCATTTTATTTGGTTTTATATTTTATTATTTTTTGAAAATCTTGGTTCTCGATTAAATCAACAAGTTGTAATACATCGAGTTTCCCAGATTTTAGTTCTTCGTTATAGGGTCGCCTCAACTTAATTAGTTTCTTACCCCAAGGCGAACCAAGTCGGATTATTTCGGGGTCGGTTGTAATCAGTACATCCACGTGTTTCCACATGTCTAAAGGATTATCCAAAAACTTGTAGTTGTTGATTCCCACGAATAATTTACTGAGGAAAAACAGTGTTGGTGGAATACTTAATTTGTTTTCAACACTTAAAATCGTGAAATCAACGGTATTTTCGTATTTCTGTAAGAATTTCTTCAAGTCAACATCGACTTGTGGATATATTTTAGGTGCGCTACCATGAATCTCAAATAAGAAATCCTGATACATAAACCTATTATATACATCTCTTGCCGTTAATTTAATCTCTTCAGCCTTTTTAAATAAAAATGAATCGGCATTGGCTTCACCTTTTTCATCGGTTTGGTAATGCACGGGATTTATGTCATCTGGCATGTCTTCGGGTTCTTTTAATTCCTTTTCGACTTCCGTAACGTCTTCCCAATGATAGTTTTTCCAGAAATCATACACATATTCTGGTTGGTCGTCCAGATTATCCTCTCCGAACTCCTGTGCGTAATATCTATCAAATTGCAACCATCTGGCTCTCAAAACTTCGTTGATATCAATACCAACCCTTAATTTACTCATCTTTATCTTGTTTTAATTGTTCTATTTGATGTTTGAGTTGTTCATGTAACTCTTTCATGTTTTCGGTATGCTCTTTTATTAATTCGGCATCCGTAACATATTTCGGATTAATACATTCAATCCTTGTGTCTGGTGATTGTGTTGGAATGAAAATAATTTCACCCTTAAATGTTTCGGGAGCAATTCTTCTTGATATGCGTTCTATTAGTTCAGGGATGTCTTCGCTTCTAACCCCTTGAACTCCCACATAAATCACAAATATTTTAGTTTCTTCAATCATTTAAAACTTGTTTTTTATTATTCACATTTCTTTTGGGTTTATTTTGTTTAAAATACTCATCATATTTGTCTTCAATAACGTTTATAAGCGGGTTTCTGACGTTCGTATCTTCTTTCGACATCTCCACCACCCCGATATCAGAAACCCCGTCAAACAGGCTTAAAAGTACTTCTAATGAACTATCTTTCTTATTTCTCAAGTCAATCTGATTAATGTCACCTAAAACAATTAACTTGCAATTACTCCCGATTCTCGTAAGCAATATTCTTGAGTTATCGAGACTCACGTTCTGCATTTCATCTGCGATAATAATGCAGTCATCGAGACTCGCACCTTTAATATATGCCAGTGGAACTGGCACGATTATGTCTTGAGCCATTAATGAATTCAAAGTACTTTTGAGAATCATTTTTTCGATGTTAATAAAGAAACTCCACATTGCGGGTTCGATTTTATCCATCAAATCACCTTTTATATAGCCAACTTCCTCACCCTTAAGGGTTGTGACGGATTTAACTAAATAAATGGTTTTATATCTATTACTCTCTTTTCTCAACAAACTCAGTGCAAGTGCCAATGCAACAAAGGTTTTACCTGTTCCAGCAGGACCGGCACAAACCGTTATCTCATTCTGTTTAATTGACTGAATTAATTTTTTCTGGCTCTCATTTTTAGCGATTATTTTCGTGTCTTTATTAATTAATCTCTTTATCGCTTGTTTTACTTCATTTATTCTTTGTTGACTATTTACAGATGTAAGGTCGTCAAACTCTTCCTCTTCTTTAAATCTGTCTCTACCCATATAGATATTAGTGTTATATAAGATAATACGTGTTTTAATTAAGAATCTTGAATTAGTCAAGAAATTTTTTTCCGAGTATTTATCATTGAAATAATAATAAACTATAAAAAATTATAAACACGATGACGCATCATTATGACGGTCCTGAACCAGAAAAAAAACCAATTGGTGAAGTATTGAAGAAATATAAAGAGATGCAGGAAAAAGGGACATTACCTGACCCAGAATCAGTACAACATGTACCGCTTCCAGAGAAGGAAGCTCCCTCATTTACTCCCTCAAGTGCTCCCTCACCTAAACCGATGCCAGAAGCAATGTCTTCTCAAATTCCTTCGGCATCGAGTAGTTTCAATCAAAAAGATTTTGAGGCTGCGATGTCCAGAGAAACTGACCCTGATTTAATGACCAGTTACGAACTCGTTAAATTACCGTCACAAGGAATATTTTACCCAAGTAAGGTTTCTGAAGTCAAAGTCGAGTACATGACAAGTAGAGATGAAGACCTGCTTACCACACCTTCTTTAATTGAAAACGGTACTGTATTGGATATCTTATTGAAGAGAAAGATAAAAACACCTAACATCAACCCC